CCCGCGACCCGCTGGGCCAGCTAACCGCGGCGGCCGGGCGCGGCCTGCCCGAGCAGGTGCCCGGCGACCCGGGCATCCAGCCCATCCCGGCGTAGGCCGTGGCGATCGAGCAGATCGCCGCCCAGCACGCCCGCCAGCAGGTGGCCCTTGCCCGGCGCGCGTCGGCCGAGCTGGTCCAGCTGTGGCGGCAGGTCGACCAGGGTTACATCTCCGGTTCCTGGGCCTCGCTGCTGCCGCGAGCCCTCGTGGCCGTCGGCAGGGCGCAGATGGCGGCCGCGGCGGACATCGACTCGTACGTCGACAACATCCTCGAGGCGCAGGGCGTCTCCGCCGACGCGGCCGGCTCGCTGCAAATCGGGTCGCTGGCCGGCATCGCCTCGGACGGCCGGCCGCTGGTGTCGCTGCTGCAGCAGCCGGTGATCACGGCCTTGCAGTCGCTCGGGTCCGGCCAGAGCCCGGCCCGGGCGCTCGCGCTGGGGTCGGTGCACCTGGACATGATTGCCCAGACGCAGATCGCTGACGCCGGGCGTGCGGCGACGAGCGTGGCGATCGCGGCCAGGCCGAAGGCGACCGGCTATGTCCGGGTGGCCTCGGCCGGCGCGTGCTCGCGGTGCCTCGTCCTAGCTGGCAGGCACTACGCCTGGAACAAGGGCTTCCTGCGGCATCCGCGCTGCCACTGCAAGAACGTGCCGGCCGCGGGCGGCGACTTCCCGGAGGGGATGCAGACCAGCCCGCGGAAGGCGTTCGACGCACTGTCGACCGCCGAGCAGGACAGGGTGTTCACCAGGGCGGGCGCGGAGGCGATCCGGGCCGGCGCGGACATCGGCCAGGTCGTGAACGCCCGCCGCGGCATGCAGGTAGTGGACCGGCGTGGCCGCAAGGTGCAGGTCACCACCGAGGGCACGACGAGGCGAGGTCTGGCCGGCCGGCGCCTGGGCCCCAAGAACGCGCGGCTGATGCCGGAGCAGATCCTGCGTGACGCCACGTCCCGCGAGGACGCGATCCGGCTGCTGCAGGCGCACGGGTACCTCACCGCCCGCCCGCTGACCTTCGCCGTTCCCGGCCCGGCCCGGCCGTCGGTGATCATCAAGCCCCGCGCGGCACCGAAGCCCGCCGTTCCGGTGCTCACCTACGAGGAGCGCCTGGCCTCGGCCGCCAAGGAGCACGAGGCCTTGGCGTCACCCCGGTTCGGCCTGGACCGGCGGCCGCGGCCGGACGAGTTCACGCCGGAGATGGCCAAGGCGATCAAGATTTACACCGGGCCCGAGTACGACGCGATCAACCGCCAGCTGCGCGGACTGCCGTTGCCGTACGGGTACGAGGCGGCCGACGTGCTGCCGTGGATCGGCGACATGGACAAGGCGTTCGCCGTTTCCCACGTGGACCGTGACGTGCTCGTGCACCGAGGCGTCCTGGACGCGACGACCATGTTCGGCGACCGGCTGGCCGGCAACCTGACTGGCCTGCGATGGCGCGAGGACGCGTATGTGTCCACGACTGCCCGCAAGCAGACCGCGAAGCGGTTCACCGGCGACCACGGCCAGGCGCCGGTGCAGATGCGGATTCTCGTCCCGCGCGGCACACCTGCCGTCGAGGCGTCCCGGATGGACCTGGAAGCCGAGGTTCTGCTGGGTCGTGGCCGGGAGCTGAAGGTTGTCGCTGATCACGGCGTCGACCCGAAGGGCGTCCGACACGTCGACGTTGAGGTGGTCCGGTGACTGAGGCCGAGAAGCGCGTCCAGGACCGCCAGGCGGGCGACTACGAACCGCCGATCCTCACCGAATCCGGCGGCGGCCCGGTGCCCGAGTGGCGCCCGGACGACGACGAATAGACCGCCGGACCCGAAACGGGGCCGGGCAATCCCGAAACGGGAGCACCGCATGTCCGACGAAACCACGACCGAGGAGATCAGTACCGAGACGTCCGAAACGGACGAGCGGGACTGGAAGGCCGAGGCCGAGAAGTGGCAGACCCTCGCCCGCAAGAACGAGGAGCGCGCCAAGAGCAACGCCCAGGCCGCCAAGGAGCTGGACAAGGTCCGCGCCTCCGCGATGACGGAGACCGAGAAGGCCGTGGCCGAGGCCAAGGCCGCTGGCATGGCCGAGGCGGCGCGAGTCGCCGGGCCCCGCCTGGTCCGCGCCGAATTCCGGGCCGCAGCGGCCGGGCAGGTCGACAAGGAGACGCTCGACGCCTACCTCGAGGACGTCGACCTGACGCGCTTCCTCGACGACGCCGGCGAGCCCGACGTGAAGGCCATCGCAGCCCGAATCAAGCGCCTCGGCGGCGGCCGTACCGCGGCCAGCTTCGACGGCGGTGCTCGCACTTCCGCTCCCGCCGGAGCCGACATGAACGCGCTGCTGCGCCAGACCGCTGGCCGGCAGTAACCCAGTAGGGACCCCGGATGGGGCCCACTGACGGAAGAGGTGAGTCCCATCCCGTACAACAACCTTGTTAGCCGGACCAGTGCGCAGGCGCTGATCCCCGAGGTCGTTGCCAACGATCTGATCGGCAATTTGCAGAACGACTCGGTCGCGCTGCAGATGTTCCGCACCCTGCGCATGTCGACCAACCAGACCCGCCTGCCGATCCTGGCGGCCCTGCCGACGGCGTACTTCGTCACCGGCGACACCGGCCTCAAGCAGACCACGCAGGTCGACTGGTCGAACAAGTACCTGAACGTCGAGGAACTCGCGGCGATCGTGCCGATCCCCGAGGCCGTTCTGGACGACGCCGCGTTCGACATCTGGGGCAACATCATGCCCCTGCTGCGCGACGCGCTTGCCCGGGCGCTCGACGCCGCGGTCATCTTCGGCACCAACAAGCCTGCCTCGTGGCCAGCCGCCATCGCGGTCGACGCCGCCGCGGCGGGCAACGTCGTCAACCGGTCGGTCGGCACGCCTCGTACCGACAAGGCGGGCATCTCCGGTTACTTCTCGGACCTGTTCGGCACCGTGGAGGCCGACGGCTTCGACGTGTCGGGCATCGCGGCGAACACCAGCTACAAGGGCCTGCTGCGCAACGTGCGTGACGCCAACGGTCAGCAGCTGCCCGAGGTCAACGCCAACAACGTGTACGGCGTGCCGGTGAAGTATCCGATGCGCGGCCTGTGGCCGGCGTCCGGCGTCGGCGCGGTCGAGGCCATCGCGGGCGACTTCAGCCAGGGCATCCTCGGCATCCGCCAGGACATCACCTTCAAGGTGCTGGACCAGGCCGTGATCCAGGACAACTCCGGCGTCATCCAGTACAACCTGGCCCAGCAGGACATGGTCGCGCTGCGCGTCGTGTTCCGGTGTGCCTTCCAGACCGCGAACACCCTCAACTACGACCAGCCGACGCTGGCGAACCGCTACCCGTTCGCCGTGCTCAAGCAGGCTGCCTGATCTGGAAGGAGCCACCCGTGGCTACCAGCAAGAACGACCAGCCCGCGACGACCGATCCGGCCGCGAAGGGCGACACCAGCGTCGACGCCAGCGTGGCCGAGGTGCAGGCGAACGTCGACGAGATCACCGAGCAGGGCTACCAGGGCACCCGGACGGACCCGACGCCGCTGGAGAACTACACCGTCGAAGGTGTGATCTCTGGCGCGCCGACCCCGGAGACCGATGCTGACGCTGCCGCGAAGGCGGCCGAAGCGACCGGTGCGCAGCCGCAGGTGCGCTGATGGGCCTGCCCACTCAGTCGGCCGGCACCGCGTCGGAGTCGATCGCGGCCGCTGCCACGAACGGCTTCCTCGGCTGGTCACCGGAGACCGACCGGGCCGTTTACACGGTCCGCGGCGGCGGTGACGGCACAGCTGCCACCGCCTACGCGGACTCGACCGCGTACGCGGTCGGCAAGACGGTGACCTACAGCGGCAAGACGTACCTGGTCCGCACCGCCGTCGGCAGCGGCAACACCACGAAACCGGACGTCAATCCGGCGTTCGTGGTCGTCGACAACCGCAAGGGCCCGGCGGAGCTGCAGAGTCCGACCGCCCGCAAACCGCAGTACTACCGGTGAGGTGGTGAGGTCCGATGGCCGACATGCTGGCGACGCCGGCGGACCTCGCCTCCCTGCTGCAGGTGCCGCAGGTTGACACGGCGTCCGCGACGCTCGCGCTCGAGCTGGCGACCAGCCTGATACAGGCGGCCGCAGGCCAGCGCATCGTGCAGGTCGTCAACGACGTGGCCGTGCTCGACGTGGACGCCGACGACTGCGGCGCCTGGCTCGCCCTTCCGGAGGGCCCGGTGACCGCGGTCAGTTCGGTCATGGTCGGCGCGCTACCGGTCAGCGATTTCACCGTCCAGCTTCGTCGTGGCCGGATCTACCGGCCGTATGGCTGGCGGTCGGCGACGGTGGCGTACTGGAATGCCCCGTCGACCGTCACGGTCACCTACACCCACGGCTATGCGTCCGGTGATCAGCGCCTGGAGCTGGCCCGCTCGGTGGCGCTGTCGCTGGCCTCGTCGGCGTACGGCAACCCGAGCGGCGCGGTCCGGGAGCAGATCGACGACTACGCCGTGCAGTACGACGCGGCTGCCACGGGGCTCCAGATCGCCCCGGCACTCGCTGATGCCCTGCGGCGGCGCTACGGGCGCCCGACGGGCTCAGTCCTGATGGTCAAGAAATGAGAGGCTGAGCGTGCCTACCTCCAAGCTGTCGCAGTACGCGAATCAGCAGGCCCTGGAGGCCGTGCTTCGCAAGACCCAGAGCCCGGCGACCGGTTCGGTCTACCTGGCCCTGCTGACTGCCGCACCGACCGACACCAACCTGACGATGGCCGCGGTCACCGAGTACGCCGCCACCGGCTACGCCCGGCAGGTCATCGCCTGGGGTTCCGCCAGCGCCGCTGAGCCGTCAGTGATCGCCAACTCGGGCACCATCACATTCGGCCCGTTCACCGCGGGCACCGGCGCCACGGTCACGCACGCCGCGATCTGTGACGCCAGCTCCGGCACGACGGCCAACATCATCAGCACGTTCGCGCTCGCCAGCTCCCGCACGCCCGCCAATGGCGACTCGCTGCAGGTCGCGGCCGGCGCTGTCACGGTCAGCAACAACTGATGGCCGGCGCGCGCGCAATGGCAAACCCGCCCGCCCTGGTGTCGCCATGGAAGTGGCAGACCCCCGACGCCGGCGGGCACATCCTGTCGATCACGGTGACGTTCGACAACACGACCCATGCGATCACCGGGGTCAGCTCCTACCGGGACCCGGACTGCGAGTTCACGCAGGTCCTGATCGGCCGCGGCGCCGACGGCAGCCCGAACAGCACGCTACGCACGATCGACGTCCCGGACGGCGATTTCGTCCTCCCGGCCAACCGGATTGCCGCGCTGGCGTCGCGCGGGCTGAACACGATTGACGACATCCTCGCTCTCCAGATCACCGCCACCTAAAGGAGGCGAGCGTGCCCGCGAACTACTACGTCGCCCCGGTCGGCCCGTTCGGCATTATCGACGCCACGGCGGTCACGGCGGCCGCGCTCACCGACGGCACCCCGCAGCCCGCCCCGGTTCTGCCGGCCAACGCCATCGACTTCCCGGGCAAGCGCCTGGAGATTCAGGCCTGGGGCCACTACACGACCACGGCCACGCAGGGCACGATCGCGATCGGCCTGTACTCGGGCACGATCGGCCAGGCCATCGGCTCGGCCACACTGCTCGCGGTGTCCGGCGCGATCACCTGGGTAGCGTCCCAGACGTCCCGTCCGTGGCGCCTCGAGGCGAACATCCAGTTCCGGCAGGTCGGCACCACCGGCACCGGGATCTGCCTGGCCGAGATCAGCAACATGTCCTCGACGGCGACCGACCTGGCGATGACCAACGCCGGGTCGACGTTCACCATCGACACGACGGTGGCCCGCTACCTGGCGATCGGCTTCACCCCGTCCGTGGTCAGCCAGACGATCACAACGCGCTATTTCGGCGTCAGAGCGGTCAACTAGGCCGGACGGGGGCGTTCCGTGGGCCGCCTCGAGAACAACCTGCTCTCGGCCGACAACGAGTCGTTCGACGCCTCCACCGGCGGCTGGGCGGCGAACAACAACTGCACGATCAGCCGGGACATCTCCACGTTTCTGTCGGCGCCGGGCAGCCTGAAGCTGACCACCACGGCGGCCGGGTTCACGAACGCCATCCTGGCCGGCGGCGTCGTCCTGGTGCAGCCGAGCACCACCTTCACGGTCGGCTACCAGGCGTTCTCGACGACGGCCGGGCTGTCCTGCCAGATCAACGTCGACTGGTACGACGGCTCGGGCGCCTACATCTCCAGCGCGGCCACCACGGCGCAGCCGATCGGCACGTCGGCCTGGTCGCCGGTGTCGAACGTGGTCACCAGCCCGCCGACGGCGGCTGAGGCCCGCTTCACGGTCGGCAACTTCACTGCGACCGCGGCCGGCCAGTCCGTGTTCGTCGACGACGTGCTGTTCGCCGTCGCCGGGCCGGTCACCGCCGTCTCGTACCCGGGCCTGCCGACGTGGACCGTTCTGCCGCCCGCTCCGGTGCCGGTCGCCCAGGCGCAGATCGAGCGCGGCAACAACTTCGACTCCGGCTCGGCCGGGGCGACGATCACCACCGCGAACAGCGGCACCGCAGGCGGTGACCCGTTCGGCGCGGTGAGCATCCCGTCCGGCGGCCAGGCTGTGTTCGGCGACGGCGGCATCGCCCGCTTCTCGACCCGGGCCACTGCGGGCGCCTGCTACGGCGAACTGGGCACGTCCGGCAACGGCCTGGCCGGCATGCAGGACTCACCGGTCTATTTGCGGCTGCGGCTGCGCATGCCGACCCTGCCGCCGGACGCGGCCGGCATCCCGTTCGCTGTAGTCACCGACTCGGTGAGCGCATTCCAGTGCGACTTCCGGGTCAACAGTTCCGGCCAGCTGCTGCTGCGCTCCGGCGCCGGCGCCACCCTGGCCACCTCGACGACCACGATCACCGCGGGCCTGTGGTTCGAGGTCGGCTGCGCGATCACCAACGTCTCGGCGACCGCGGGCACCCTGCAGCTGCTGATCTACGACCCGCTCACCGGAAACGTGCTCGAGCAGCTCGACGGCGGCGGCGTGGATACGCTGCGCGGCTCCGGCCGGCAGAAGATCCAGCTCGGCATGCTGCGGTCGCTGGCGAACGCCGCGGTCGAGTTCGACGTGTGGCGGATGTCGACGACCGGCTACCCGCCGTTGGCGCCTGCGACGGTGCTGGCCACGGTCAACGAGATCGGCGCTTCGGCGGCGGTCACCGGCAATGCCACGACGGTCACCACAGCGTCGTACACGCCGGGTTCGAACTCGCTGCTGGTCGCCTTGGTGGCGATGGGTAACGGTGCGGGTTCGGCCTCGTCGCTCGGCGCGGTCTCCGACAACCTCAGCGGCACGTGGACGCGGCTCGCCGGCGACGTGTCGACGACCGGCGGCGACGCCGAGGTGTGGGTCCGTGATGTCGGCGCCGCGGCGGCCATGAGCATCACGTGGGACCCGGGCGGCGCGGGAGCGTCCGGCCTCGACTTGATCGTCAAGAACTTCTCCGGCGCGAAGGCGGCGGCCAGCCAGACCGGCGCGACCGCGGTGAACGGCGGCACCACCTCGTACGCGGTGGCGCTGACCACGACGGTCGCCGGGTCGGTGGTGGCGGGCTCGCTCGGCCGGGCCACGGACGCGCAGACCCTGACCGCGCTGGCCGGGTCGACGATTTTGTCTCAGGTCAACGGCACCAGCGGTGACACGGCGGGCCTGTTCCGGGCCACCTCGATCACCGCGACGCCCGGGGCCGGCACGTACGGCTTCGGCAACGCGGCTGCCGGTACGAACCGGATGGCGCTGGCCGAGATCGTGCCGGTCGCCGTGCCGGCCGGAGCGCTGACCGTTTCCGGCTCGGCCGCGTCGACCAGCTTGGCTGCGGGCGACCTGACCATGGTCGGCAGCCTGGCCGGCACGGTCAGCTCCCTCAGCTCCGCGGCCGGCGCGGTGACGTCGACGGGCATCCTGGCCGGGTCGGCCACGAGCACCTCGGTGGCGTCCGGCTCGGTGACAACCCTGTCGGCCGTGGCCGGTGCGGCCGCGTCGACGTCCAGCGCGACCGGCGCGGTTACTGCGGCCGGCGTGCTCTCGGGTGCTGCAGTCTCGGCCTCGGCGGCTGCGGGCGCTGTCACGGCGCGCGGTGCGCTTTCGGGCGCGGCGGCGTCAACGTCGGCGGCGACCGGCAACGTCACGCTTCCGACCGGCCTGACCGGCGCGGCCACCTCGACCTCGACGGCGGCCGGTTCGATCACGGCGACGGGCGTGCTGTCCGGCACTGCGGCGAGCACGTCGGCCGCGGCCGGTTCGATAGTTCAAGGCCTGGCCGTCACGGGCTCGGCGTCGAGCACCTCGGCCGCCACCGGCGCGCTCGCGCTGCTCACGCCGATCTCCGGCACGGCCGCCAGCACCAGCTTGGCGACCGGCTCGCTTGGCCTGCGCACGTCGGTCAGCGGTTCGGCCGCGTCGGCGAGCGCGGCCGCCGGAGACCTGTCCCGGGTCACCCCGATCTCAGGCACGGCGGCGTCGACCAGCGCAGCCACCGGCGACCTGACGATCACGTCCGGCCCGCAGACGTTCCCGATCTCCGGTTCGGCGACGTCGACGAGCTCGGCCACCGGCGCGCTCACCCAGCGCGGCGTGCTGGCAGGGGCGGCGGCTTCGGTCAGCACGGCGACCACCTCGCTCGGCATCCGCTTCACGCTGGCGGGCGCGGCCGCCTCACTGTCGGCGGCAGCCGGCGCGCTCACCGCGCAAGGCGTCCTCGCGGGCACTGCGGCGTCGGTCTCAACGGCGACGGGCTCGGTGACCTGGCGGGCCACGATCGGCGGCACCGCGACCAGCCTCTCGGCCGCGTCCGGCTCGCTCGGCATGCGCCTGCAGCTGTCCGGCTCGGCCGCGTCCACCTCGGTCGCCGTTGGTGACCTGGTCGTGGTCGGCCCCAGCTCGGGCATCACGCTCCGGCCGAACACCGGCCAGACGGCCCGGCCGAGCGGCGGCACCACGCCGCGGCCCGGCTCGGGCACAACCGCACGCCGCGCGAGCGGCATCACCTACCGCCCGAACACCGGCACCACGCCGAGACCGTAGGAGGCCGCATGTCGCGCTCAAGCGTTCTCGCCCATGGGCGGGCCAAGGCCGAGGCGGGCATGGCCGACGCCTGCACGATCCGCCGGCGCAACACCGGCGGGACGACGGACCCGGTCACCGGCTACCCGACGCAGGCGTACACGCAGCTCTACTCCGGGAAGTGCCGGGTCCAGCAGATCACCGGCACGTCCCGGCCGCACAACGTCGGCGAGGACTTCGTACTGATCTCCCGCATCGACGTGCAGGTCCCGGTCGTCGGCTCGGAGGGCCTCGCGGTCAACGACGAGATCACCATCACGGCCGCGGTCAACGATGCGGACCTGGTCGGCCGGGTGTTCCTGGTCCACGACCTGGCGCACAAGAGCGAGGCGACCGCGCGGCGTGTGGCGTGTACCGAGAGGACGGACTCGTGAGCGACGGGGTGAGCTTCGAGAAGACCCAGATCACGCACCTGGTCGACGCGATCACCAAGGCGTCCGGCCCGGCCGTGAGGGACGTGGCTGCTGTAGTGGCCAAGGGCGCGAACAACATCAAGAGGGATGCGGCGCGCCGGATCTCCGGTCACCCGCGCTTCCGCGGCCTGCCGTCGGCGATCAACTACGACCTCTACAACAGCTTGAAAGGCCCGGCCGCTGAGATCGGCCCGGACCACGCCCGGCGTCAGGGCCAGTTCGGCGGTATCGCCGAGTACGGCTCGCCGACCTCGCCGCCACTGCCGTACATGGCCCCGGCGGGCGAGGCCGAGGAGCCGAAGTTCGCGAAGGCGATTGAGGACCTGGCCGTGAAAGCGCTCGGGCTCGAATGACCTGGCCAATCCAGGACCTGGCCGATGCGTTCCTTGCGCTGCTGGCCACCGCGCCGGGCGGCCCGCCCGCGCTGGCGGTCTACGACGGCAAGGTCCCCGACAGTCCCGCTCCCGCATACGCGCTGGTCTACATCCTGGCCCAAACGCCGGACGGCCTAGCCGCGCCGGACGCGGTGAACCTGACTTTCGACTCCGACGTGATCGACCTGTGGGCGTACGTCCACAGCGTCGGCGCCGACCCGCAGGGTGCTCGCGCGGCCCGGGCGGTGGCCGGCCGGGTGCGGGCGGCCGTGCTGAACAAGACGCTGACGGTCGCGAATCGCACGTGCTTCCCGATCCGCTGGCGCGAGGGTCAGCCGCCGCAGCGCAACGAGGAGACCGGACCTGGCGTGTTCGACCAGGTCGACGTCTACGGGCTGCGGTCGGTGCCCGGCTAGTCGCGGGTGAAGTAGACGAGGAATGACGAGATCAGGAACAGGGACGCGGCGACGATGTTGCCGATCCACAGGATTCCGGTCGCGATGTTCACGATGGCGCCGATCGCGATGGCGTAGGCCAGGCGCGCGTACCACAGCTCGATACCCCCGGGCAGGCGCCTGACGGTCCGCTGCTCGCCGGTGCCCTGGATTTGTGCGTCCTGCTCGGTCATGGCCGTCACTGTACGGCCAGCACGCACTAGATCACCGTCCGCTATTCGGCGGATCTCCTGTCCGATATCTGAAGGAGGCGGCCGAGTGGCTGTCCTGACTCCGCAGTCGGTCGTCACGACCGGCACGACGCCCTCGGCGATCACGCCGACCGCGTCGGACACCATCCCCGGCGGCACCGCCGGGCCCAACGGCTGGTTCCTCCGGGTCATCACGACCGGCACCGCCTCGAACATCACGGTTCTCGACCCCGGATTCAGCTCGATCAGCAACCCGGGGACCCCGACGCCGCTCGCCGCGCCGGCCACCGGAACGCGGATGGTGCTGATCCCGCGTGGCGCCGTCAACTCGTCCGGCGTCGTGACGGTCACCAGCTCGTCCCAGGCCGGCATGACCTACGAGCTCTACACGGCCTGAGGGGGCGACGTGACGAAGAACAACTACTGGATCATCGACCACGAGGGCGTGTACGCGCTGGTCGAGGGCGCGGAGCAGCGCGACGAATGGACCAAGGTCCGCGGCTGGACGACAGCTGCCGAGCCGGGCCCGACCGATCAGGTGCACGTCGTGAACGACAACCCGGAGATCGCGCAGGGGCACCCGCTCCCGTACGCCGCCCTCCCGGGCTGGGCCCCGCTGGGCTTCCGCCCCGGGCCGCCGCCCGCCCCGGTCGACACGACCAAGGACCCCGCGCTCGTGGACCAGGCGCTCGTCGCGCCGGCCGCGGAGCCGGTGAAGCCGAAGACCCAGGCCGCCGCCGGCGCCACGGACAAGAAGGAGCAGGGCGTTGCCTGATATCACCTCAGATGGCAAGAACAGGGTGGCCTGGGTTACCGCGATTGCCAACATCAACGCGCCGACCGTGGCCGAGCTGACCGCGGGCATTCTGCTGCAGTCGACGCTCACCGCCGACGGCCTGATGGGCCTGAAGCCGGACACCGCGGACGTCGACACCAGCTCGCTCGCGTCGACGTTCAACACGACCGTCAACGGCCGGACGTCGTTCTCGAACGTGGGCCTGCGGCTGAAGAAGCAGTCCGGCACGGACACCATCTTCACCACGCTGGTCCGCGACACGGCGGGCTACCTGGTGGTGCGCCGGTCGATCACCGAGTCCACCGCGTGGGCGTCGACGCAGCCCGTCGAGGTCTACCCGGCGCTGTGCGAGGAAGTCGCTCGCGTGGACCCGGAACCCAACTCGGTCGAGCGCTACGAGGTCGGCCTGAAGATCACCTCGTCGCCCGCGCTCCGCGCTGCCGTCGCCTAGTTCCACCCTCACCAAAGACGCCGCCCCTCGGGGCGGTTTTTTCGTGCCCGGATCCGGGTTGCCTGGCGGTTAGCCGGGTCCGGGCGCCTCACCGCCAGGAGATGAGCATGAGCACTGAAACGCACGATCCGCAAAACCGCGAGGGCGACGACTTCGACAAACCCGGCCTCGGGGAGCCTTCCGCCCGCTGGCAGGTCTGCGAGTGGTTGCGCGCGAACGGGATCAACCCGAACCACGTCCCTGCCTATCCCAACGCGTCCATGGCCGATGGGCGGCTCACTCTTCGCATGAAAGTGCGCGGGCCGAAGGGTGGCGACGTGATCGAACCGGAGGGCGGCGACGTTCTCATGGAGACCAGGACCTTCCCGATTACGGTCCCGCCGCCCCCGCTGGTCGAAATCTGGCTGGCCCCCACCTGCCCGACATGCGGACGGTGACCGCGATGAGCAGCAAGGCCACCCTCAAGAGCTTCAAAAACATGATGGCGGGTGCTCGCCTGCCCGAGCGGTCCGTCCCGATCTGTCTGCGCGGCGACCTGGCCGCCGACCATGAGGCCGCCGAACGCGAGCTGAAGGAAGCGCAGAAGCAGGCCGCCGACAGCCTCGCCGGCAACGGCACCGGAGAGATCGCCGAGCGCATCCAGGCCCTCGAGGCCGAGATGAAAGACAGCATCTACGACTTCCGGCTCCGGGCCCTGTCCGCGCCGAAGTTCCGCGCGTTCAAGACCGAGCACCCGAGCCGCATCGGCGATGACGGCCAGGTCCAGAAGGAAGATGCGGTTTTCGGGTTCAACACCGAGACCGGCTTCGAGCCGCTGCTGCGCCTGTGCGTCGTCGACCCCGAGCTCGACGACGAGTCCTGGACGCAGCTCATGGACACGCTCACCGAGAACCAGTTCGACGAGCTCGCCGGAGCGGCCTGGTTCCTGAACCGGGGTGGCGTGGACATCCCTTTCTCGTCGAGCGCCTCGGAGCTGATGCGGGCTTCCGTCAGCGAGTAGAGGTCGCCGAGCGCCTCGGCGTACCGCCGTCGCAGCTCGACGGCCGCGAGCCGGCCGAGGTCACCGAGTACGAGTACGAGCGCGGCCGCCTGGTCCGCTCGGTGACCACGCGCGAGCCGCGCTTCACCGAGCAGGACCGGGCCGAGCTGATCGCCATCGACATCTACCGCGCCGGACTGTGCCCGAAGTGCGGACAGCCCTTGTCGGTCTGCACGTCCGACGAGGACGCGCCCGGGGCGCCGCAGTTCGACGTGCTGTGGTCCACCTGCCGCGCCACCCGGGCGGTGCTCGAGCACGAACGCGCGACCAGCCCGGACGACAAGCCGCATCCGAACGCTCGCGCCCACCTGCGGGGAACCACAATCCGAAGGGGCTGACATGGCGCTGCGCACTGTTGGCGTAAAGCTCATGGCGGACGTCTCGGGCTACGTCTCTGGCCTGCAACGGGCCGCGGCGACGACGCGGGACTTCAAGGGCGAGCTGGACAAGGCGTCGAAGAAGGGCAACCTGGACGCCGTCGCCGACAAGGCGGGCATGGCCGGCCTGGCCCTGGTCGGCATGGCCGCGTACGCGATCAAGTCGGCGGCGGACTTCGACAAGAGCATGTCGCAGGTCAAGGCCGCGACTTACGACGCCGGCGAGAAGGTCAGCGACACCACGAAGCGGATCGGCTCCCTGCGGGCCGCAGCGCTGCAGGCCGGTAAGGACACTGCGTTCTCGGCCACCGAGGCGGCCGACGGCATCACCGAGCTGGCCAAGGCGGGCGTCTCCACCTCGAACATCCTTGGTGGCGGACTCAAGGGCGCGCTCGACCTGGCCGCGGCCGGCCAGCTCGGCGTCGGCGAGTCGGCCGAGATCGCGGCGTCCGCGCTGACCCAGTTCAAGCTGCAGGGCGCCGCCATTCCGCACGTCGCCGACCTGCTCGCTGCGGGCGCGGGCAAGGCGCAGGGCTCCGTCCACGACATGGGCATGGCCTTGAACCAGTCCGGCCTGGTCGCGTCGCAGTTCGGCCTGTCGATCGAGGACACGACCGGCGTGCTGGCCGAGTTCGCGAGCGCGGGCCTGATCGGCTCGGACGCCGGCACCAGCTTCAAGACGATGCTGCTGGCGATCGCTAACCCGTCGAAGGTGACGGCGCGGCAGATGGCCGAGCTGGGCATCAACTTCTACGACGCTCAGGGCAAGTTCCTCGGCCTGGCCGGCGTGGCCGCGGTCCTGAAGGACAAGCTCGGTGGCCTGACCGAGGAGCAGCGCAACCAGGCGCTTGGCCAGATCTTCGGCAACGACGCCATCCGCGCCGCGAGCATCCTCTACACCGACGGCGCCGACGGCGTGCAGAACTGGGCGAACAAGGTCAACGACGCGGGCTACGCCAGCAAGCAGGCCCAGATCCAGACCGACAACCTCGCGGGCGACATCGAGCGCCTGAAGGGCTCCCTGGAGACCCTCGCCATCCAGGGCGGCTCCGGTGGCAACACTGGCCTCCGGCTGATCGCGAAGGCGCTGAACGACATCGTCGACCAGTTCGTCGAGATGCCGGCGGCGGTCAGCGGAACCATGACGGTGCTGGCCGGCGTCACCGGTATCGCGCTGCTCGGCCTGGCCGCGTTCGTCAAGCTGCGCAAGGGCCTGGCCACGGTGAACGCCGAACTGATCGCCATGGGCCCGGCCGGGGAAAAGGCCGCGACCGGCCTCAACACGGTGGCCGGCGCGATGGGCAAGATGTTCGTTGCGGGTGCGGTGATCGAAGCCCTCGATCTGACGCTGAGCAACTTCACCAGCAAGGCCGCCGATGTCGACAAGCTCACCGCCTCTCTGACGAACTTCGCGCAGACCGGCAAGGTGTCCGGCGAGATGGCCGACAAGTTCGGCACGGACCTGCACGGCCTGGCCAACGACTATGCCGTGGTCAACAGCGCGATAGCGAAGACCGTCTACGAGGGCAACAGGGGTGTCCCGATCGTCGGGCACCTGCTGAATGAGATCACCGACCTGGGTGCCCAGGCTGCGGGCAAGGAGAACTGGGACACCGCCTCCCAGAACCTGGCCAACTACGACTCTGCGCTGGCGAGCGCCATGTCGACGGCGAACGATGCCAAGACGGCGTCGGCGCTGTGGGACCAGGCGCTGCAGGCCACTGGCGGCGACACCGAGAAGCTGGCCCAGCTGCTGCCGAATGCCTACAAGGAAGTCGGCGCGCTGAACAACGCGGCGATGAAGGCCAAGGACGGCGTCGGCGGCATGGGCAACGCTTCCGACGCTGCGGCCAACGCGCTGGCCAACCAGGCGGAGATGGCCAAGGTCGCGACAGACCAGAACGGCAAGTACAAGTCGGCGGCGGACGCGGCGAAGGCGGCCACGTACGACCAGGCCGACGCGCTTCACCAGCTGTCGAAGTTCATGCACGAGCAGGCCGATCCGGTGTTCGCTCTCCTGCAGGGCAACCGGGACCTGAAGAAAGCCCAGGACGACGCCACGGCGGCGATCAAGAAGTACGGGGCGAACAGCAAGGAAGCCAAGGACGCTACGAACAAGCTGGCGGGCGCGGCGATCGACCTGCAGGGCAACGTCGGCTCGCTCGGTATCGAGTTCAACGGCAAGATGACGCCGGCGCTCGTGCAGACGCTCAAGGCCGGCGGGCTGACCAGCAAGCAGATCAACGTGCTGGCCGGTGAGTTCACGGACGCCAAGAAGGCGGCCGACAAATACAACGGGAACTATGTCGCGAAGGCGACCGCGCCCGGCGCCGACGACGCCAAGAAGAAGATGGCCGACGCGTGGGCGGCCGCGAAGGGCTTCGAGGGCACGTACACGGCGAAGCTGATCATCACGGGCGACAAGGCCGTGGACAGCAAGCTCGCCGACCTGATGATCAAGCAGCGTGCGCTGCAGACCGGCCTGTCGTATCCGGCGGCCCGGTCCGCCGTTCAGAAGGACCTCGACCGCAACCGCCAGGGCGCGTACGCGACGGGCGGCCAGGTCGAGGGGTGGTCGCCGCACTCGAAGGCCGACAACATCCCGGCGTGGCTGACCGCGAACGAGTGGGTGCACCCGGTCGACTCGGTCAAGTACTACGGCCCGCAGCTCATGAGCGCGATCCAGCACCGGCAGGTGCCCCGCGAGGCGCTGGCGGCTTTCGCCTCCGGCCAGCTGGGCAAGATGGGCGACATGCCGGTGATCGGGCTGGCCGATGGCGGGCGGGTCCCGTGGCGGTTCCCCGCCAACGTGGCGAAGACCAAGGTCCCGTCGTGGGACGACGTGCAGTCGAAGATCCCCGGCGGCTCGGCCGCGTCCTTCCTGCGTGCGCAGGACGGGAAGCCGTACGTCTGGGCATCGGCCGGCCCGGGCGGGTACGACTGCTCCGGCATCGTCAGTGCGGTCTACAACCTGCTGCACGGCCGCAGCCCGTACAGCCACACGTTCTCCACCGGCAGCCTGCCCGGCAGCTGGTTCACCAAGCCCGGCGTCGGCGGCCAGCTCACGGCGGCCTGGTCGAACCCGGGCGAGGCCCCGGCGTCGTCGACGACCGGCCACATGATGGGCATGGCCGGCGGGCTGACGTTCGAGTCCACCGGCAGCAGGGGC